ATGGACAACGACAAAATTGATCAACACAGCGACGAAATTGAAGTTGAGAGCGAAGAAAAAGAGCGCGGCAAAAAAATAGAAATAGATGAAGATCGACTCCCCTCCCGGGCGATGGCAATTCATGAGCATATCCGCCAGGATGGTGAAAAAGAGCTGGAACGCGACGCAATGGCGCTACTGTGGTCAGCCATTGCGGCGGGTCTGTCGATGGGCGCTTCGCTACTGGCAAAAGGGATATTTCATGTCGAACTGGAAGGAGTGCCAGGCAGCTTCTTACTGGAGAATCTCGGTTATACCTTTGGTTTTATTATCGTCATTATGGCCCGCCAGCAATTATTTACCGAAAACACCGTGACTGCGGTACTACCCGTCATGCAAAAACCGACAATGAGCAACGTCGGCTTACTTATGCGATTATGGGGCGTCGTGCTGCTGGGTAATATTCTCGGGACAGGTATTGCTGCATGGGCATTTGAATATATGCCTATCTTCAATGAAGAAACTCGCGATGCATTTGTCAAAATCGGCATGGATGTGATGAAGAACACCCCCAGCGAGATGTTTGCCAACGCGATCATTTCCGGCTGGCTGATCGCCACTATGGTTTGGATGTTTCCTGCAGCGGGTGCGGCAAAGATTGTGGTGATTATTTTGATGACCTGGCTTATTGCACTGGGTGACACCACCCACATCGTTGTCGGTTCTGTTGAAATCCTCTATCTGGTGTTTAACGGCACGCTGCACTGGAGCGATTTCATCTGGCCCTTCGCACTACCTACTTTAGCGGGGAACATCTGCGGCGGCACCTTTATCTTCGCGTTAATGAGTCATGCACAGATTCGTAACGACATGAGCAACAAGCGTAAAGCAGAAGCACGCCAAAAAGCAGAACGTGCGGAAAACATTAAGAAAAATGATAAAAACCCAGCATAAATGGCGAGGGTTTAAGCAATCGAGCGGCAGCGTACTTACCCCGCAGTCCATTAGCGGGTATACTCATGCCGCATTGTCCTCTTAGTTAAATGGATATAACGAGCCCCTCCTAAGGGCTAATTGCAGGTTCGATTCCTGCAGGGGACACCATTTATCAGTTCGCTACCATCCGTGCTAGTCCGCAAAATCCCCTGAATATCAAGCCTTCCGTAGATTCACAGTTCGTCATGGTTCGCTTCAGATCGTTGACAGCCGCACTCCATGACGGGTAAAAAGTGGATAAAATAATTTTACCCACCGGATTTTTACCCATGCTCACCGTTAAGCAGATTGAAGCAGCAAAGCCGAAAGAAAAACCATACCGCCTTCTCGATGGTAATGGCCTGTACCTTTATGTCCCTGTATCCGGGAAAAAGGTATGGCAGCTTCGCTACAAGATTGACGGTAAGGAGAAAATCCTGACCGTAGGAAAATATCCGCTAATGACTTTGCAGGAGGCAAGAGATAAAGCATGGACCGCGAGGAAAGACATCTCGGTTGGCATCGATCCGGTAAAAGCGAAAAAGGCTTCGTCTAACAACAATTCCTTTAGCGCCATTTACAAGGAATGGTACGAGCACAAGAAGCAAGTCTGGTCAGTAGGATATGCGACTGAACTTGCCAAAATGTTTGATGACGACATTTTACCCATCATCGGCGGTCTTGAGATTCAGGATATTGAGCCGATGCAACTGCTGGAAGTAATCCGCAGATTCGAAGATCGCGGTGCAATGGAGCGAGCCAACAAAGCACGCAGAAGATGCGGCGAGGTTTTCCGTTACGCTATTGTCACCGGCAGAGCTAAATATAACCCGGCACCTGACCTTGCTGACGCAATGAAGGGATACCGCAAGAAAAACTTCCCGTTTCTGCCTGCAGACCAGATCCCTGCATTCAACAAAGCACTGGCAACATTTTCAGGAAGTATCGTATCGCTCATTGCGACCAAAGTTTTACGCTACACAGCCCTCAGAACAAAAGAGCTTCGTTCCATGCAATGGAAGAACGTCGATTTTGAAAACAGGATTATCACCATCGACGCCAGTGTGATGAAGGGACGCAAAATTCATGTGGTCCCGATGTCAGACCAGGTGGTTGAACTTCTCACTACGTTAAGCTCCATCACCAAACCAGTATCAGAGTTTGTTTTTGCCGGGCGTAACGATAAGAAGAAGCCAATCTGCGAGAACGCGGTATTGCTTGTGATCAAACAAATCGGCTATGAGGGTCTGGAAAGCGGTCACGGATTCAGGCATGAATTCAGCACGATTATGAACGAGCACGAATGGCCTGCTGACGCTATTGAAGTGCAACTTGCACATGCCAACGGTGGATCTGTGCGCGGTATTTACAACCATGCTCAGTATCTCGATAAGCGCAGAGAAATGATGCAGTGGTGGGCGGACTGGCTTGATGAAAAGGTGGAGTGAGCGACATTAACAACTATCGAATGACACAAAGCCTTGCAATCCAGTGCAAAGCTTTGTGCTTCTTATGTTTATTGTTATGGTGTATTTATTTGTAATACAAGAACCAAAATAATAAATATTATCAATCAACCATTGATGGGAATGATGTTGCTATAGTAAGAACAGAACCTGACGGAAATGATTGAATTGTAACATTTCCGTTAGCCGAAATATTGATCAGTGCTATAGCATTGTTTGTTCCACAAGGTATATAAGATATATCTTTTTCTGGCCTGAACCCTGAAGGAAGATTCATTATAACCGTTCCAACAGAAGTTGCCCCTCCAGTTAAAACGCAATTTATATTTATAATACCATCCAGAGATTTTTGGTATGTCCCTTTCCTTGATTCTCCTATAACCCATCCATTTTGTAACAGGCCAGATATTTCATATTGCTTACCACGCCACTGTGACCATGTGTTCTCACTTATCCTTCCTATGCGAGTAAAACACACTCTGCTACTTTCAGATATATATCCATATAATTTTTGCAACACTACTCCATCAACAAATCTATCGACCTGAATAACACCATCAAGAGGCCAAGAAGAATCATCAGGATTTGTTCTCCACCATGAAGTCCCCATATGAAACGTATTTGGTGGATATGAACTACCAACAAATTGCAAAGATGAACCATTGTTAGAAAATAAATTAGAACTTCCATTTACTACTTTGCATGGGCCATATATGTAATCAAGTAACTCATGGTGAATTTGGGCGCTAAAAACATAATTTGGATGAATTCCGCGACCATCCCCATATGGATTATCAAGCCAGTTACCTGCTGCGCCTCTGGAATCCTGCCACATACCGTAAGTGTCAAAAAACATGCACTTATATTTTTTAGCTTTAGCTCTAAGCACGGCTGTTAACTGTTCATACCATTTTTCATCACGTCCGTTTGGTGTGTCTGATGTTGAGTTTGGGGACATGATAATAATTGATTGCTGGGAAACTGATTTGTTATTTCGTAACTTGGAAAGACCTCTATCTAATGCGTCTTTTACTTGATCCAATGTATAACCATAATATGGATCGTTAATTCCCCATCGTAAAACAATCAAATCAGCAGCAGAAAAAACAGACCATTCCTGATCAATATACCAATTACCCCATTCGTATAGAGTTTTACCTGAATGACCTAACGATGTATTTTTTACATCAATAATTCCATACCTTTTTGCATAAAAATCAGCGATAGTGGCTGGAGGCCATGACTCAGAGTTTACACCAACTATAGTGGAGTCTCCAGACCATAAAATATATGTTTTTTTATCTGAAGTTACTCCGTCACCGTTAATAAGTTTATTTGTAACATAATTTAAATACTCTTGACCTATAACAAATCTATTCCTCGGATTTGTGTATGTTGATAACTGGACACCATCTCTATTAAAAACTCTTCCCCTTCTAGCATCGATTTCCACACCATAATCATTGTTAATAGAATCAACAACCTCATCTTCATTAATTGTTAACACCGTCTGACCTGAGACGGATGAATTAATAGCGTCTTGTATTTTTGTTTCGATAGCGCCAGATCTTTTAATGTCTTTTTCAGCACGATAATATGCCTGATCTGGGTCATATTTTAACACATTCGGAAAATAGAACTGCTGCGCACCATATGCATCATAAACAGCCATAGAATGGCCTTGCACAGTTACGAACTTGGCAATCTGTCCGTTATATACAGGGTAACCAGCAGCATTAATGATGATTGGTTGCGATACAGGAACATGAGAGCCGTCTTCGTTTTCCACATAAACCTGAATCTGGTTTTCAGGATTTACAGGGTCAGTGTCAATTTTACCGATATAAATTTTGCCATTGGCATTTGCTTTAAACGAGCGAGCTAAAGTAAATAACTGACTTGGTTGTGAAACAACAACGTTGTATAATTGTTCTGGCATAATAAACATTCCGGAGAAAATAATGAGTAAGAGACGTCACGAGGTAGTAACTCGGGAGCGCCTTATGGAGGTTCTCGATTACAATAAAGAAACAGGAATTTTCACTTGGAAAAAGAAATTAAGCGCCAGAGGTGCTGTTGGGAAAGTTGCTGGCACAATTTCTTATGGATATAACGCAATTAATATTGATGGCGTAAGATATTTTGCACATAGACTTGCCTGGCTGTATGTATATGGCGAATGGCCAAAACAAGAGATTGACCACATTGATAGAAACAGAAGAAATAACGCAATCTCAAACCTTAGGGATGTCAGCAGAGTCGTAAATGCATTAAATGTCGGACCTCGAAATAGCAATGCTGGAATCAAGGGGGTAACTTTCTGTCAAGCCAGAAATCAATGGCAAGCTCAGATAAATGTCTCAGGTAAAAACATAACCCTTGGGAGATTCAACACCATTGATGAAGCTGCTATAGCTTATAAGGCAGCAAACATGGTTGCTGACCATCTGTTGAGTAGGTGATATCTGACATTTCATTGCTCCAGACGAATGATATGATGCAACCATGATGTGATTGCATACCGAAATGGTACTATTGAGTATTTATCCAGTAGGTTACGATGCCATTCCACCCAACTGGTGAGGCATCAATGATGTACAGCAAATACGACGAGGCGCAGTTTCACTTGAGACTTCCGCATGAACTTCACGCGAAAATTAAACAGCGTGCGAAGATGAATAACAGGTCGCTGAACTCAGAGATAATTGCAGCGATTGAAGAATCATTGGCTAAACAAAGCTCTGTATCAGTTTACATTGACGATGCAGAGCGTATGGCAGAACAACAATCTGATATGGTTAAGAAAATGGTTTTTGAAACGCTTAAGACCATGTATAGCAATAATAAAAAGGAAACATAGAAATCTAGCTTCCGGCTAAAATGGCATTGCCTTCATGATATCCTGTGAAAAACTAAGGAGAGTTAACCATATGAAAAAATCACTGTTAATTATCCCGCTTCTGCTGGTTGGATGCGCAAAAGTAAGTGACTATCAAGCAAGTTGCGAACAACGCTATCAAAAGCTTAGCGATATGGCTAATTGCCTTGATGCCAGTGTGAAGAACGACTCACGCATGGCATCAGCACCAACACCTAAACTGTATGTCCTTGCTGCAAAGATGCTCGGGCAAGGTGTCGATGAAGGCAAGATAAGTGACGCACAGGCAAGACTTGAGCTTCAGAATCTTTATGTTCAATTACAAAGCCAAGAACAAGCACAACAAATAGCACAAAGCCAAGCATTCCAGCAGGCTTTATTGAATTATCAGGCTGTAAACACAATGCAAGCGATCGAGCAAAAAGCGAGACAGCCTGTTATAACTCAACCCTATCCAACACGAGTTGACACTTACACAAACTGCAATTCAGGGTTTGGAAATACAGTCACATGCAACAGTAGCAGTAACATCAGATAACAATCAGCAAAGGTATCGCCTATGCAGAGGAATACGATAAACCTCGCGTTCTACATATTTGGTTTTTGCACGTTCCTGGTGTTTGAAAGGCTATTCTGACAACGCATCAGACTTGGCACCTTGAGTCAGGGCGTTAATGGCCTTTTGCGCCTGCTGCATGGCTTTCTCAAACGCTGTTGATCCGCGTTGGGTGTTTGCCATTCGGAGCATTGCATTTCTGAATGGCTCGCTCTCATAGGCGCGAGTAAGAAGTCCGTAGCTTACCGCTGCGCCAGTTGTCGCCGGGTTCATTGCTGTCCCATACCCGATAATGAACGGGATGGTTTGCTGCCCTGTTGGTGTTGTTACTGCCGCTTTTGCAGCCTGCTGCGTGGATTGCAGGTAGTTTTTCAATCCTTTCAGATAAGCAGCGTCCTGCCCCTTAAATGTGATGCCAGTCTGGTTTTGCAGGATGTTAAGCTGTCGAAGGAACTGATCAGGGGAACCACCTGATTTCTCCATCGCCTTTCCAATGATGCCATTGCGCATTTGCGCCCTGCCAACACGACCAACTGAGTTATACAGCGTCTTAATTTCCGATTTGTTCTTGCTGAATAGCATGTTGTTGACAACTTCCGGCGTCAGGTCGCCTTTCATGAGAACATTCTTCAGCCTGGTATTCTTTAGTTTCGCCGCTTCGTCAGCGTAGACGGCATTGGCCTGCTGATATTTACGGAGAGTATCGTTGCCAAGATTCTGACCAATGGCACCATTGATATCGTCTGTCATCGCCTTGTAAACGCGCTGAATGGCAGCATCGGAACGGTTTGGTAACACTGGTCGTTCCCCCTTCACGTCCATTCTGAACTGGCTGCGCAGATCGCTTAATTGCTTCAAATCCAGATTTACCGGACCATCAGGACTAGCATTGCGAACAAGCTCATCACGATAGGACTGAAGTTTTGAAATAGTCTCGTTATCAGCAACCTTACCAAGCTTCTGCAGGTTAGATATCTCAGTATCTATCTGCTGAATTGCTCTGGCAGGTTGAATGTTGATTCCTGCCATTGCATTCTGTACCTGCTCCAGTCGATTACCGGCGGCACGACGAATTCCTGATGTTTTCGCTTTAAGGCTGTCAATAACAACAGCTGGATCATACTCACCGAATTTATCAGCAAATCTCTGCACCAACTGGCTTCTCGCTTCCTGTTGCGTTGATCTCATTCCGCTTGTGCCAGCCAGAGGGATATTTTCTGCTGTAGTCTGCGCCATTTTTCCGACGCGGGAAGTTGGTTGTAACAGGTCTGTGGTGTGCAGAGGAACTCCTTCACGCTCTGCAAATCTGATAGCCTGCTGCGCTTCTGGCGCGATAGCACCACGAACGCCACGATAAGCAGCACCTAATCCACGTCCGGAAGCGTTAATAGCACCGCCAGCAAGTACACCAACGCCTAAATCGGTGGCGAGTGCTTCCGCATCATCTTTCGCACTATTTGCAGCAAGTGATCCAACTGCGTTTTCTGCTAGAAGGCGAGTTGCCCCCTGAGCAATTCGACCAGCAAGTGTTGGCGCCTGTACCGCCGCTCTCTCAACGCCAGCAGGAGTGAGGTAAGGCAATGCTTCAGCAAACACCCTTCCCTCTGTCGTTTGTGGAGTCAGCGCACCTTGCTGAAGGCCAAAGTCCTGCTCTAATCCCTGCGTTGTTACTCGTGGCGCTGGTTGATATGTCCCATCGCCAATGCCAAGTTTACCGCCAGCCCAAGCCGCCGCGCTTGTTACAGCATCGGCAACTGATGCAGGTATGTTTGCCACGTTCACGCCAGCCTGCACCAGTCCGCGACCAGTCTCTTTTACTGCTTCACCAAGATCAGACATAAATCCACTTTGCTGTGGTTGTTGCTGTGCTACTGGTTGTTGTGTCTCCACTGGCTGCACAGATGGCAATGGATAGGCAGCATAGAAAGCTTGCTTAGCCTGCTCTGCATTTTCTCCGGCTTGCGGGGCAACGACTTCATTGAAGTATTGCTCCTGAGCCTGCGCTTTTTGTTCTGGTGCTAACGCCTGATACTGTGGAGAGGAGATAACATCTTTCCATGCTTTAGCCATTAATCACCCCATAGTGAAGAAAAGTTACTGCTGGCTGCTGGCTGTGATACCTGTGCAGGTTGAGATTGCTGCCGCTGAGATTTACCAACATTAACGTTATATTGTTGGTTATAATTGTTGGTGTATTCCTGAATCTCACGAATCGACTGCTGCATAGCCTCCGGGCTTGAATAGTCAACCTGCGGCATCCCCTGAAAATACATCTTCGCTTCTGCAACGGTGTTAATACCACTGGCACCCATGTCCCTTGCTGCCGCCACGCCCTGATTCTGCATTCTTCCCTGAATACGTTGTGCTGAGTTATATAACTGGCGCTGCTCTTTTCCTGTTAATCGGCTGCGAACATCAGCACCAATTGCCGGGTTACCTGCGCCGCCGGTCATTCCTGTCATGAAATCGAGAGCAGAAGCATCTGCATTTGCGATCGCGTCGATATCCTTCTTCATGGCATAGTTTTGTGCTGATGCAGACGATGTTGCAGGCGATGCGATTGAACTGGCAGGAACGCGAACCATATTCCCCTCGTTGTCGATGCCTTCGTAGAACGCATTTGCCCCAGCGCCGTGAAGTTTCCCGCCTACCGTTACAGTTCTGCCATCTGATAACTGAACTGTACGCTCATCATTACCAGCAGTTCCTCTTGTTGACGCTCGCTGCATTGCCAAATCCTGCCCGCGTCGCGCAGTAGAAGCAGATAAGTCCTGACCGCGCATCGTGATGTTCTGTCCTCGTGCTGTTAGCGCCTCGCCAGCCTGATTGCTGCGGATTGTCTCTGCAAGTTTTCCGCGATCAATCTCACGACCAGCCATCTTGTCCTGAACATTGAAGTAATCAATCGGACCAAGAGCAGCCATTCCAAGGTGATCAACAAACTCACCAAATCCTGAAGGATTCTGCTGATACATCTGAGCAACGCTGTTAGGGTCAACACCGACGCGAGTCAGTTCCTTGGCGTTGTTTTGCAGCCATGATTGCATTGCTTCTGGAGACGATGACGCAAGGCGTGCGCCAGCCGCTAAGGTGCCGATAGAATTACGCTGGTCTTCATCAATGAATCCCATGCCTTTACGAACGGATTCAATCTGGTCTGGATATTGAGTAGCCAACTGACGCAAAGCACCGCGATCACCAGACGCATAAGCATTAGCGTATGCCTGCTGAAATTCTTTCTGCCGCTGAGCCTGCTTTGTCTGCTGAAACACCCCCGCAATACCTGAAAGGCCTTGCAAAGCAGTCAGCCCAACATTGTTAGCGCCTGAACGCTCAATATCATTGTTCTGCCTGATAAGCTGAAGCGTATTGCCGATGTCATTTACGCTCGGAGCGTTTGAGTTGACGCCACCGATACCAGCCAACAATCCGCCATTTGTTCCTTGCCAAGTAGCCATGATTACCCCTTAAAACAACGATCCAAGCAGGCCAAGTCCGCCGCCAATTGCCGCACCTAATCCAGTGCCAAGTCCGGGAACAATAGAGCCAAGAGCAGCGCCAGTCATAGCCCCTGAAGCTCCGCCGCTAATTGCTGTCTGAAGACCTGATGGTTTATTGGCATTAGCAGCGGCAAGAGCCGCACTTTGCTGCGAAATCTGACTCATGTTGTTGGCATATGTCTGCCCGGCGTTTGCCTGACCTTGCAGTGCGCCAAGACCAATATTTGCCAGATTCTGGTAGTTGTTCATCTGACCAGACAGCCACTGCTGACCAAGCGTTGGTGCGATTGTTGCTAACTGATTACCGGTTGCAGTGGAACCCAATCCACCTGTTGCTTCCGCTGCAGCCAGACTCTGATAGCGAGCCTGACCAGCAAGATCTTTGTACTGCTGAGAGTTGTAATACTGGTTAAGTGCCTGACCTTGCCCCTGAAGAGAGGAAAGATTCTGCAATTGTGATACGTACTGCTGAGCGAGTGGCGTGAACGGAGCAAGGTTTTTCATGATCGTCTGCCACTGCTTATTCTGCAGGTCTGCGGCATACTTCTGAGCTTCTGCGGCATACTTTGCGCTTTTATCAGAGCTGCCACCTTTCCCGCCTTTTTCAGGGCAATAAGGTTCCTCGCCGCGCAGTTTTCTGCCCAGCTTAAATGCATATAACATGGCTATCTCCTGTGATTCAGGAAGTCGATTAGTTCTTCGCGTGTGGCGCTGTAAAAAGTCACGTCATCCACGCCTTTGAAGTATTTCTTGATGGTTCCGACACGCTTAAGGCCAATCATTGCGCAGTAAATCTGCCCGTGGCGGAATTTGCGTGCGGCGAACGATGTGACGCACTGAACGGTGGTGTTAGTCAGAATGTATCGCCAGAACGCCATCCCGATTTCCTTGCTGAAGCCACGAACCTCTGGCAGGTACATGGCGTGGCAATCGAATGTCAGCGGCTGAATCTCCTGATAGTAAACAATGCCGCCAAACTGACCGTACACGTTAACCTCAAAGTAACGGCATTCAGGCTTGTAGTCGTATCCATCACCGTTGTTGCTTCCGGCAATAATGTCAGGGTGATTTCCGACTGCTTCGATCAGGTCGATATTTCGCGTTGGTTTGAATGTAATCATCAGTCAATCAGCCCATGTAATCTAAGTGCCGTTTCAAGCGCCAGAATACGCTGCCTCGCCTGCTGCAAACCTGTAGCGAGTGCTGCGACTTCGGATTGCGTGTACGTAGTGCCGACAGTGTATGACTGGTTAGCGTTGAATGAGCCAAGAAGTGGCGTACCTGTGGCTGCAGTCCATCCGGTATTTCTTGCTCCAACAACCTGAATTCCATCAACTGAATATGATGTTTTTACATCCAGCGGTGACTCAAGAGACTGCGATTCGGTTACGGTTTTCGATACGTAATCACTCTTAATGCCAGAGACATCGTTTTCTACGTTATCCAGTCTTTGGTCAACAGTGACCAGATGCGCCTGAATATCGATAACCTCATCCAGCAAGTAATCAACATCGCTACGCAGTACGACTATCTTCCCTTCGGCAGTTGTTAACCTGACCTCAAGTAGATTTATCGCTTTTGTGTTTGCGGTGATTCTTGCATCGTGATCTGCCAGTTCGACGTCCTGTTCATCGTTTTTTACCTGAGCATCGTAAGCGCCCTGACCAGCCTGATTTGCCTTCCCGGCAATTGCGCCGACATCAGCCCCCTGATTAATGACATACAGCAGGTAAGACTGGCTGAATATATTGCGTGGAAGGATTGATGTATCGAGCCGCGTCGCCTGCACAATAACAGGGGTGTTGAGATTCGAATCAGCCATTACTCAATCCTTATCTGGCAGCCAGACAGAGTGACAGGTGACTTAGTGATAACGCGCAATTTGAAGCCAACATTTTTCCTGATTCGCCCGACACGCTTCCACAAAACGCGTTTGTCGTAAACGAACGGTTCATTCTGCTCAATCATCTGCTCACGCCCGTAATTGATGCCGTCAGTGGTTGCAGAGAGGAACAGGCGGTCGGCGTACTGAGCTACGCCAGTGGATGATTCCACCTCCAGATCGAAGCATCTGGCGTTATCCGCTTTGAACAGTGGAGTAAACAGCAGGTGTTCCTGTTGAAGACCATACTGACTGCTGATATCGAACTGCAATTTCCCGGTCACCGATTCCAGCTTATCGCCGCACGTTATCTGATTTCCTTCGTAAATGAAGTCAATAGCGCGGTACACATCGTCATACAGTCCTGTTTTCAGTACGCACCATTGCGGACCATTGGCGCTTGAAGATGCGTCGTACACGAGAACATGGCGAGGAAGGTGGATAATCAGCAGTTCATGCGCATCAAATCGCAGCGATTCCATCACACCATCAGCCAGTTCATCAGCAGTGTAGGAGCGGAGGATTTTCTCAATGCTCGCGCTGGCGATTGGTGATACCTGACCTGAGCCGATGATATACACAGACGGTGCACCTGTTGCCGGATTGCTGATAAACGCATAGGAATCAGCAAACGGCGTTTTGCAGTAAGTTCCGGCAATGCCTTTCTGCACCATCAGTGATGGCTGTGCGACATACAAAGCGGCACCAACAGTGGTTGCACCAGTCAAGGAAAAATATTCAATCGTCGATGAACCAAAGCAGACGATGAAGTCTCGCCATGTTCCGATGCCGATGATGCCGTCAGGCTGCGATTCTGCGCGATATTGTGCGCTGTATCTGTCAGGGTGCGATTCGTCTTCAAGGTCAGTGATAAACCATGAATCAGTTCCGTCTTTTGACCACGCATAACGCCCACGTAAACGCGTAATGTCGCGAACCGAACCTAACTCATACTGAGTGAATCCGCTGTCTGTAGGCCAGTTTGAGACTGTTTTAACCGTGCCATCATAGCGATACTCGACCAGTTGACCATTAACGCCTACCGCCTGAGATGTTCGACCATGCGCCATTGATACGCGACCACTTCCGGCAACATCACCGACCTCGCTTTCGCCCTTATACAACTTGCCACCGCAAACGCGATAAACAGCATTCTGCGCCATGTTGTACTCGACACCGCGCGATACACCATTCACATCAGAACGTTTGGCAATGCCCGGGAATGAGCGAAGATATCCGCTGCTGTTCAGGATTTCTTTGGGTGTAGCCAGCATATTCACTGGCAGATAGTCGATATAGTCGGCGTTTCGAAAGTCTTTGCCGACACCTTTCATAAGCGGAAGTTGCTGAATCGGCATTTATTCACCTCACGTACTCGGATCATCTTTCTCGATGTAAAACCGATTCCACGTAAACGCGCTTTTGTTACCACTACCGCGAGGCATGTCATTTCGCCGCTCAAGTGGTGGTATTTTGGTTAAAGCGATACAGATTGTCTGATATGCACAGTCAGCAGCGGTAAGGAGAGCATCCGACGGCTGAATGACGTTATCCATGCACACTTGCACAGCGAGTTTCAAAGCGACGCCATCATTTGCCCATGCGGGGATACCTGAATCATCGTCAGGTAACGGCATGATGCCGTTTTCTGTATCAGCAAACTGATACCCAAGCTCGATACCTTTCGCCTGCCATGCTGCCATCATGTCTTCGAGGTCATTAATGGCATCTTCAATTGCCTGAGGGTCAGCCTCTGTCAACGTGGCATTGGAATACAGCCCGGCTTTTCGTAAAGCCTTTAGAACGAGATCACCCTTCGTTTTCGCCATCTTCTTCCGCCTTAGCCACTTTTTGCTTCGTTGCGGTTTCTTCAGGAGTTTTTACCCAACCTTTTTTCAGGTGAGATTTAACTTCTTCGTCATCAACAATGATGTAATCGACAGCAAACTGACCACAGGTGATCATGTTGCCAGGCTTATAGAGCATTGTTCGTGCCATTGCCTTCTCCCAATAAAAATGGGGCCGAAGCCCCACCAAAATTACTGCCCGGCAATAACGATGCCCGTATATTCAGGAACCAGTACCGAGCAACCGTACAGAGTGGTGAAACGAGCTGTGGTTACACCTTTGATGTGGTCGAAGGCGTAAGACATGATCAGCGTAGCGCCCTGCTCGGTGGTTGCTGTCATTACCTGTGGACCCTGACCAGTCGGGAACGCCAGTTTGCCGTACATCAGTTCAACAGAACCATCAGCCCAGAACAGGTTAGCCGGTGCGGCATTTTTGTTGAGAATGGTAATTGCTGCACCATTTGCCGCGTTAGCATCAACGTTTGCATATGGACGGCTGGCGACATCTGCGTTGTCAGGCGGCAGAATTTTCGGGGAGATAGTTACTGTCGTTCCGCTTACTGCCAGAACGCGGAATACCTGCGGCTGCCCGGTGGTGTCTTTGGTGATCTGGTGTACAGAATTCACGCCAGCAATGGTGAACGCATCGCCAACCTGCAACCCAGATGCAGATACCGTAATAGTCCCCTGTCGGTTATCCACTGGCATATCGTTGGCATCTTTCGCTTCAACCTTGTGCGCAGGTTCAGCCGCCAGCGTCAGGGAAGTTGCTGTACCCTTCGGAACACGACCAGAAATATCGGTCTTGTAGCTATCGAAGGACGCAACCGGAGGGATCTGCGCTTTTTCGTATGCTGTCAGGGTTGCGCCCTGAGCATAGGCACGGTGACCAAGCTCGCCAGCAAGGTCTTTGTAGTTGAAGGGGTTCCAGAAAGAGCGACGATTGATACCCTGCGGTACACCAATCGCCGTCATGGTGGCATCAATACCTGCCGCACAGTTCCACAAATCACGGCCCTGTGAACCAGTGGTTGAATCAGCCATTGTGATCACGTTAGTAGCACGCTGCGTGACCATGGAAATCAGGTCAGAGTCAATCTGTGCAGCAAGGCGCATACCTGCGGCGCGACCAGCTTCAGTTTTATGTTCCGGGTCACGCATTTCACGCGCATCCAGAGTGTACAGAATGTTTTTCGGCTCCTTGAACACAGAAGGAACAAGGCGCTGAACCAGTGCTGTTGGCGTTTTGCTGCTGAGGTCGAGGCCTTCCTCAATGTTCATGTGGTAATGCTGCGGACGATACAGAACATCACCTGCTCGCTGCATTGCTGTATCACCGGGACGGAATTTTTTAGCGTTACGGGAAACTACGCAGGCGGCCTCAAAGCCTTCAACGTAGTTTTCGAACATGATTTCAAGGTCTTTTGCTAATTGGTTAGCCATGCTTAATGCTCCGATAGGTTATTTTTTTGCCTTTTTAGCGGCGAAATACGGCGTCCAGTCACCAGTTTCCAGCGCCTTGGCTTTCAATTTGTCGAGGTTGTTGATTACTGCGCCGTTGCTCCCCTTAACTGTCGGGGTTGTGGCTGCCGTGGTTTTTGCTTTTGGCATGATTCTGGCCTTCGATTCGATACGTTCCAGCAGACGACCAATTGCTACGGGGTTGGTAGCTTCTGCCAGTTGCTTGCGCAGTTCAGCGTTGCGACCGAGTGCCAGAACAACGATTTCCGGCTTCTCTGACTCAAACAGGATCGCGTTTTGTGTCTCGATGGGGATTTCCTCGAGTACAGCCTGCTCAGCTTCCTGATAGCCAGGAACTTTGAGAGCCTTAACACGTTGCTGATATTTGGATAATCGCTCTTGATAGGCAGCCTGAAGCTCCTGCTCCTTCTGCTTGCGAGCCATCTCCTGTTGCTGGTACTTGCCGTTATCCTCTGCCCACTTAGCCATGCGTTGCTGGTAGATTTCTTCATCGAAACCGATGTCCTCATCGTCCAGTTTTGGCATTCGCGGTGGTTGAGTGATTACCGGCTGCTGCTCGACGGGTTTCTGAGACTGACGCATCAGCTCTTTCAGCTCACGGTCTTTCTCTTTAATCGTCTTGCGCAGGTGTTTTACCAGTCCATGCTCTGCGCCATCTTCGCTGGTTGGCGAATCCAGCTTTTCGTCACCAAAGTAGAATTCCTGTTCTGATTCGTCGTCATCAGTTTCAGTAGCTTCCTCTACATCATTGCCGGATGACTCACTGCCATCTTCTGTTTCGACTTCTTCAGCCAGTTCGACATCATCAGGAATCTGCTCTGACGCGTCGGTTTCGATTTCAACTTCTGGTGTGTTTTCTGCCATCTGGTCCATTTGTTACCCCTGTTTACTCGATGTTCAGCCCATCGGAAGGCAATAGGGTGCCAGGCCTCATAAAGACAGCCATTGCACGTTATGGGTTAATTACTGCTGTGGTTGTTGCTGAGTTGATTTTTGCAGGATGCTGCTGATGTCCATGCGCTGCGCATGGCCCTGTGCCTGACTTTTCAGGACAAGCTCTGCATCAGCACGGGCATTGTCTCCTTGCTGTTGCTGGAACTGTCCGAGCAGTTTCAGAGCCTCGCGGATATCAGATTTCTGCTGGCTATCAGCAGATGCGAGGATTTTCACAACGTTTGCCGCTGCAACCTGAGCATCAGTCTGTGCCTGGAATGCTTTAACCTGAATGGCTGCCTGTTCGTTCTGCGCTTTCTGCAATTCAGCCTGACCAGCAAGAAGCTGACCTTGCGCTGCAACCATAGCCGGATCTGGCTGACTAGCCTGTTGTTGTTTCGCCTGTTCAACCATCTGCTGTTCTTCAGGTGTTCTCGGCTTGATAACGCCAGACAGAAGCAACTGATTGCGGTTGTATTCTTTAAGGTCGTCCATCCCTTCGCCGTCCATATTGTCGAGAATCATCGACGATACAAGGTCGTGCTTCGGCGTTCCTGGTGGGATAAGTGCCAGCATGGAAAGTAACGACTTAACCGTTGCATCACGGCGAGTAGCGAACGACTGACCGACATCGACAGTCACTTCATAGTTACCCTGCGAAAGGTCGTTAAGCGCGATAACCTGCCCTGTCTGACGGTCAACCACTTCACCAGTCATCAGCGCCACGTCATCGCTGCCATCCTCATTAACGATGCGCATTGGCGTATCGCTGCCATAGACTTCACGAGCCATAGAAAGCCACACGACGCCAGCGCGGCGCATGGATTTAGCCATGTTGTCCATGTAGATATAGGACTGCGTGTCCATCCGGTTAAAGATGCTATCAACGGTATCGGTAGCGACGTTGCTCGGCATGTTCTCAAGCTGCGACGCACCTGTAATTTGCTGAATAGCCGTTCCGGTGTACTGCAATAGCCCGGCAAGAGCAGGAGGCATTTGTGTCGGAGGTGTATAACTGCTGACCTGAGCCTGCGCAGTAATATCTCCGTTTTTGTTTTTCAGACTGACCATCGGCAGGAACGCCGGGCGCTTTTTGTTGCGCTCCGCCCAATGAGTGGCAAGAGGACCAGGAATCATGTCAACATCAACTACAGGAATGCCATCACCGCCAGCCTGAGTAGCGTTATCTGCAATCATGGAAACCATCAGGTTCTCAAGACGCTGTGCATCCATCGCTTTTGCTGCGTGGCCTTCGATTCGCTCCTGATTATCAACAAATGAGCGACGCCCATATACCGGGATGAGAGGAATATGTTCACCCGGTATACGCTTCGGTTCTTCCAGCCATTCAGCGCCAGACAGAAGACCGCAATAAACTCGGCGTTTCTTCACCGTTCGCTCGCCAATCAGTTCGAATGAGCCATCGGTTAGCTCGTCGACAATATCTTTGATTTGCTCTTCATCATAGATTGCCGTTTCTCCGCTAACAGGGTTGCGCCACGCCGTGAGCTTCACCTTCTCTATGCGAACTTCGTAGTAGCGCCCAACATAGATGGCATCGGGCGTTGACCAGTCATATTGAGTGCCAGTGTCATCACGAGAAAGGCTTGCCGCGGTGGAATCAGGGTATTCAGCCTCGAACGCTTTGGGCGTCATGGAGAACATTTCCATAGCCCACATAGCATCAGAGCGGTCATATTGCTTGCTGTCCTGATCAAAGAAGACGCATGTCGCTGGGTCGTAAACAGGGAGAAGGCTTATACGGCGTTGCTCGTTACTCGGATCCATTTCATCTTCGTAATCGGCACACATGCGGAAACAACCGAATCCGCCCGTTACGGCATCATCAAATGCGTTATCACACGCTTCGCCACCGGATGTTTCCTGATAGTCAGCGCGGAATTTGCCGTTCATTTTTTCGGCTAACGCTTCCGATGCCTTATCGTCCTTCGGCCTGAATTTAACGCTGATGCGATTCTGTCGATACTCGCCAATGATGCGATCACATTCACGGGCAATCTTATTCAGTTCAAAACGCGGGTAATGCTCAAACCTTCCTTCATCAAATGAGTAACCAGCGTTTGTGCTGCCTTCCCACTGTGCGCCGGACACCCGGACGAAACGTTGAGCCTCAATAATCTGCTCACGCATATCCTGCGTTGCTGACCAGGCATTATCAAAGTTGCACAGCACCTTGCGATGCCAGTCAGCCATCTTTTTTTCTGCCATATCAACCTACACCACAAGGAATTGAGTAACTGGAATAGTCGGGTTGCGCAGCCGACTCCGGGCAATGCATACACATCATCAGCGCATCAGCCAGGTTAGGAGATGGAATACCGAGCTTCTGCTTCATTTCGACCTTAGTCATTAGCTCCAGCTTCCCGTTGTTATTGAATTTGCGCTGAATCTGCGTCAGTTCTGCAAACAACTTCTCCAGCATCTTCTCGCCTATCGCTTCTTTGTCGAAACTCAGCATGTCGTCAGGGTCTGCATACTCACCGTAGACAACCGCCCGATATGTCAGATACAGCCTGTCAGCCAGCGCGTAATAGAATTGCGCTCGCTTATTGCGGAACACATCGCCAATAGTGCGAACGTTGTCGCCCTGTACGACTTCATCAGCCCATGCTCCGGCCTGATACGGAGCATCTTCATCAAATGGCGATTCGCTGCCCTTGAACATCGTGGCGGTGATTTTCTTACCGGAGAATGCTTCCGTTGTCTGTCTGCGTAGCCCTGCCCCGACACCATCACCATCCCACAAGTAGTGGTCAGCGCCGTCTTCAATCGCCAGCGAAGTTGCCCAGTCAGCGCCCTCGTTGATGTCCATCAGCAGACCTTCGGCAATGCGCTTAACTACCGAACCGTGACGCGATGCGTAACCTTTAGCATCTGGCCCTGTATCTGATGGGTCATGCGCAGAGACAACAGCGCCTTTCGCTTTCCATCCGAGTTTCTTGTGCGCATCGGTTGCGGCTTCAAGCCATTCACGTTTGATGATTGCCATATCACTTGCGCTTACTGGCTCACCAAGCCAGATGTGACGATACAGTGTCGGATTTCTGCGTTTACACTCTTCCATCTCCAGACGGAGAACTTCAGGAAAGTGCGGATTGTCGGTGTAGTTCACCGTCAGCAGACAAATATCATCGGGAGGATTTACAACGAATCGCTGATAGGTATCGTCGAGGATGTTCTTAGGGTTGAAGCTCACCCATATTTCGGAAAACGGCTTGCGGATGGTTGGTATCAGGATATCCCATGATTCCTTCGTTACCGCTTCCGCTTCTTCCACCCAGCAGATATCAATGCCTTCGAGCGATTTAATCTTCGTCGGGTTGTTTTTGATGCCGTAGAACATGAACTCAGCATTCGTTCCGAGATGACGAATCATGGAACGCTGAATTTCAAACTCAGCCGTATACCCTTCACGCTCTATGGTGTCTTCAAGCAGCCGGATTACCGAATCGCTGATACTGTTTTGCAGTTCACGAGCGCAGAGAATACGCACTGGCTGCCGACGCGCCGCTTCAACAAGCAGCCTCGCAATTGCCCATGATTTACCGCTACCTCGACCGCCTTTGGCGACTTTGTAGCGATGCGCCTCAATGAACGGTTCAAAGATAGGATTAATCGAGGTCATTTTCCGAATAGAGTGCTCATCGGTGATGTTTCAATCTGGATTGCGCCGCCGTCTTTGCCGACAAGCTCGTTAGTTACCTTGTCGCCATACTTACGGGGATTCATTCTGGCCAGCGCCCATTTGCGGGTATCAACGCGAAGTCTTGCCTTTGCCACCTCGGCGGCATCAGGGATTACGTCGTCAGCAATTTCGAATATCTCTTCGAAAATAGAGTCGGCCCGAGTCTCTGTTGCCTTCGCGTACTGGTCACGAAACTCCTGATGTTCAGCCAGCCAGCGAAAAACTGATGTTTTGCTCGGCATTCCTGGGCGTTCGCAAACTTTGCGCAGACTCTCACCGGAGGAAAGCAATGCGCAAATGTCATTAGCCACCTCCGGCATATAATCAGAGGGGCGACCACCTTTCTTTTTCTCAGTCGCCATATTGATTATTTCCCTTCTGCTTGCTTATCCCATTCATCGCGGAATTTGGATGGGTTGTCGAAACCTTGAGTTGCCATGTTTATGCTCCGGTAGTGAACAGGTCTAACGCTTCCTTCGATTTACGCACTGCTTCGAATGTGCGGATCGTGATATCTGAATTAGCGCCGCCTGACTGGAAGTGAATTTTGAATAGCTCAAGCTTCAGCTCGTCAGTGCCAATGAACTGAAATGCTTCTTCTGCGGCTGCGTTCTGGTTCATGACCAGCTTGTAAATCTCTAACTGGAATTTCTGTTCTTCAGTCATGGGAATAATCTCTGCCATTGTTGGCTCCATTTATCCGTTAAAAGGGATATCAGTTAAGTTATCCCGTGTAGGGTATAAGCCATTGTCGAGACCACTCATTGAATGGTCTCTGCAATAACCGATGTCTTTCCATCAGTCCGCCACCACAAAGAATCTTTTTTGCCATAAGACAGGAGGTTCATCTTTCAGTGGCTGCCAGTGTTATTTCCCCACTTACTGGCTTGGGTTGTTTCGCTGTACTGCCGTTAATTAGTGACCAGAAATTAACTCCGGTTTCATTATCAAGCCCACCCGTAGATAGGCTTTGTAATGACATCTTCAATTAATCAGCAGTTCAGGCTGTGTCACCTGCAAGATGTATTCATGCTCGACAGCCAGGACACGCTTCTCTTTCTTCCGTTCGTTCATTAATCGACTGCCGATCGTACCTTTCAGCTTTGAGCGTGTTTCTTTGATGGCGTAGCGGTGCTGCATTTCTTCGCCAATTGCCATGCGGCGGCTCAGTTGCTCTGCCATCCAATTGAATGCTGCGATATAGCTCTCCTTGATTGCTGCAGCAGCTTTCCCGGTGAACCCCATTACAACCATGATCCAGCCATCTTTCGTCAGGCTGTACATCGGGCGAACCTTGCCCTGTTCATCGATATAATCAGCCGACGCAAAATTGCGTTGGCTAAACTCACGCGAGCAATCAGCCTTAACCTGCTCGATTTTCCTGAGAACATCACCGTGTCGCTTGCCGAAGTACTTGGCAATTTTTCTGGATGTGGTAACGACCTCTCCGTTTTTGGCTTGCACCATTTCTCGGAAGTCGAAGGCTGGAATAACTGAATGACTATTCATAGCGTCTTTACCTTTTAGAAAGTGAGCCTGTCTCACAGAAAAGCCGCCCGAGAGAGGTCGCCACCTATAACGGCATTTCTCAGGCTCGCTTACTGAAAGGCTCTCGTTAATATGCGCGTGAGATGCGCTGTGAAATTCAGATATAAAAAAGCCCCGCAAATGCGAGGCTAAATCCTGGTATTTGTAATGAACTGGCTCTTATCTCAACGCAGCCCCTTACTGCGCGCCAGATGCTCAATATCAAGCATCAGCAATGAGATGTTTAATCTGGATTCACTCCAGAAGTGATCATCACCCTGTCTATAGAGCCAGATGTGAAGGATGATGAGTAAAATTATCGCTATCATCGAAGGCATTGCGTCCTGATGTACTCCTGCAGGTAGTTAACCTGCGCGGTTATCCTGTCGATTCCACTTCGGAGACGGTAATAATTGAGTTCAGCATCTGCTGTAAGTCTTGGGCTTTCTCCATTGCCCATGCTGCTGGCTCCGGTCGTTGACTTTGCACAGGTGGCGGCGACTTGCAGGCGCTTACGACCAGCAGAAACATCAGCACGGAGACTTTCGATAGTCGCGTTAGCATCAGCAAGCTCCTTTGTGTATCTGGCGTCAAGTTCTGCTACATCACGTTGACGCTTCTGCATGTCAGCGATTGTGGATGTGGCTTTATCGCGCTGCTCTTTGTAGGAGATGGCGTTATCACGGTAATGATTAACAGCCCATGACAGGCAGACGATGATGCAGATAACCAGAGCGGAGATAATCGCGGTTACTCTGCTCATACCTCAATCTCTCTGACCGTTCCGCCTGCTTCTTTGAATTTTGCAATCAGGCTGTCAGCCTTATGCTCGAACTGACCATAACCAGCACCTGGCAGTGAAGCCCAGATATTGCTGCAACGGTCGATTGCCTGACGGATATCACCGCGATCAATCATCGGCAAAGCGCCACGTTCCTTAATCTGCTGCAGCGCAACAGCGTCCTGGCTTTTGGGAGAGAAGTCTTTCAGGCCAAGCTGCTTACGATAGGCATCCCACCAACGGGAAAGAAGCTGATAGCGACCGGCTGCTGTTGATTTGAGTTTTGGGTTTAGCGTGACAAGTTTGCGAGGGTGATCGGAGTAATCAGTGAATAGCTCTCCGCCTACAATGACGTCATAACCATGATTTCTGGTTTTCTGACGTCCGTTATCAGTTCCCTCTGACCACGCCAGCATATCGAGGAACGCCTTACGTTGATTATTGATTTCCACCATCTTCTACTCCGGCTTTTTTAGCAGCGAAGCGTTTGATAAGCGAACCAATCGAGTCAGTGCCGATGTAGCCGATGAACACGCTCGTTATATAAGCGAGATTGCTACTTAGTCCGGCGAAGTCGAGAAGGTCACGAATGAACCAGGCGATAATGGCGCACATCGTTGCGTCGATTACTGTTTTTGTAAACGCACCGCCATTATATCTGCCGCGAAGGTACGCCATTGCAAACGCAAGGATTGCCCCGATGCCTTGTTCCTTTGCCGCGAGAATGGCAGCTAACAGGTCATGTTTTTCTGGCATCTTCATGTCTTACCCCCAGAAGGGGATCTGTTCAAATTAGGAATTATAGATATGGTCGCTTGAACAAATCCGGGTTACGGTTGATTTGTAACGGGTTTGTTCGTGACCGCATTCATGAGCAAATCAGGCGTGGATTGCTCCAACAATACATGCCGCTCATATCACGAAGCCCAGCCATTGATGCTGGGTTTTCTTTTTTAAAGCGCACTAGACAACCGTATCCACAGAGTGTCAGCAATGAGTTGGTTAGGTCTGGTTCTTGGTAGAAGTACGCTTTAAAAAATGGGATGAGGGTTGTAGCCCAAAATACTGAGGGAATGGTAATGATGAACAACGGTTTTGCTCTGGGTGGATTTGGCTGTGGTGGCCGGCGCTGATCTCCGGCTTGTATACAGGCACCTTGTTCTTCCGAAGCTCTCCTGCGCGCATCAGCCTGCGCATTCACCACACCGGAAAGAGCACTCAGTTGTACCGGCCAGTTGTGCCACTAAGAAATGCTTTCGCAGACCGTTAAGCTCTTTGCCAGTTCTTTAATGCTCTTACCTGTTGTGCAGATATAAAAAATCCCGAAACCGTTGTGCAGGCTCTAACTATTACCTGCGAACTGTTTCGGGATTGCATTTTGCAGACCTCTCAGCCTGCGATGGTTGGAGTTCCAGAAGATGCGTCGAAGTGACCAACTAGGCGGAATCGGTAGTAAGCGCCGCCTCTTTTTATCTCACTACCACAACGAGCGAATTAACCCATCGTTGGGTTAAATTTACCCAACTTTATTCAAAAAGTCAATATCATGCCGTTAATATGTTGCCATCCGTGGCAATCATGCTGCTAACGTGTGACCGCATTCAAAATGTTGTCTGCGATTGACTCTTCTTTGTGGCATTGCACCACCAGAGCGTCATACAGAGGCTTAACAGTGCGTGACCAGGTGGGTTGAGTAAGGTTTGGGATTAGCATCGTTACAGCGCGATATGCGGCGCTTGCTGGCATTCTTGAATAGCCGACGCCTTTGCATCTTCCGCACTCTTTCTCGACAACTCTCCCCCACTGCTCTGTTTTTGCTATATCAACCGCACGGCCTGTACCGTGGCAATCTCTGCATCTTGCGCCCGGCGTCGCGGCACTACGGCAATAATCCGCATAAGCGAATGTTGCGAGCACTTGCAGTACCTTTGCCTTAGTATTTCCTTCGAGCTTTGCCACACCACGGTATTTCCCCGATACCTTGTGTGCAAATTGCATCAGATAGTTGATAGCCTTTTGTTTGTCGTTCTGGCTGAGTTCGTGCTTACCACAGAATGCAGCCATGCCGAATCCGGCTTGTGATTGCGCCATCCCCATAGCAGCCATCACATCAGTACCGGAAAGAGAGTCAGAAGCCGTGGCCCGTGGTGAGTCACTCATCATCGGGCTTTTTGGCGAATGAAATTTAGCTACGCTTTCGAGTCTCATGCGCCTTCTCCCTGTACCTGAATCAATGTGAGGTTTCCGCAGAACACTGCGCCGGTATCGATATACATCTGGTTGGCAAACTTGAGTGGTTTCACTGCTGGCGTATGACCAAAGATGAACGTGTCCGCGCCTTTGATTTCTTTCACGATCCCGTCTTGTGAGTTGCTGATTCGTTCGCGGTTCCAGATTACCTGCTGATGATCAACTGGCTTTCCAAACTCGTATTCGTCACAAGGATAATCGGCGTGGCAGATGACGTATTTTTTACCTTTGCTCACCAGTTCGATGATTAACGGAAGTTCATCTGCTTTATGGGCAAGAGCTTTAGCCAGAATTTCTTTGTCGTAATCGAGATTAAAGAACCAGCCACCGCCATTAAACAGCCAGTGATTGACGTTTCCACGCTCTGATAAGCCATCAATCATCATTTGCTCATGGTTTCCACGTACAGCTCTGAACCAGGTGAATGTGATTAATTCCAGGCATTCAACGTTCTCTGTACCGCGATCGACCAAATCGCCAACCGAGATAAGCAGGTCTTTTTTGGTGTCGAATCCTATCGTCTCCAGTTTTTTCATCAGGTTCGTATAGCATCCGTGCAGATCGCCAACTACCCAAATATTTCGGTATTTGCTGCCATCAATTCTTTCGTAATAGCGCATCTCTTTCACTCCATCCGCGATGAACCATAAGAACGTCGTTGACGATGGCGTGCATTTTCCCGTCTTTATCATCAACGTATTTTCTGACCGTAACGCGACTACATTTCAGTCTGCGTGCTACTTCTGTCTGGTTTCCGTATGCTTCAACGAGCATGTCTGGAATGGTTTTTACTGAGAACGTCATGCGGCCTCACTTCTGCTGTTTCGCAGGTCTTTGAGTTTCTGCTGATACTCCGCCTTGATGGCCCTGCACTCTTCGACAGTCCAGCGATGGCGGTTATGGTTTGATTCGATTTCGTCTACTGCTTCCTGCCCAATGCGATTAATCAGTTCGACGCGATACGGAACGAGATTTCCGCTTTTATGCTGGTTGCACACCACGCATTGCTTGTGAATATTGCGTTCATCAAATCGGAGTTGAGGCGCCGCAGCAGTTGTCCGGTAATGCCCGGCATCCCACTGAGCAGACGTGAGCGTTCCGCACGAGATACATGGTAAGTCGCGGTCTCTTTCTCTGATGAAGGCGTTTACGGCTTGTTGGGCTTGTTTAATCCAGTAACTGCGGGGCTTTAAGGCGAGTTTTCGAATCTTAAGTTTATCTTTCTGTTTCTGCTCCTCTCGTCGTCGTTTCTTCTCTGCTGCTTTTTCCGCTTTTTCGCGTTCTTTACTTCGTCGTTCCAGTGCTATCTTTGTTCCACACTCTGGAGAGCACCACCACTGATTAGCGAATGCAGGGTGAAACCATTCCCGACATTCTTCGTTTTTACATCGTCTTCGCGCTTGTTTAGCCATTATGGTTCGCTCCAGTAATTCTCAATTGCAGCAGCCATTCTCTGCATCCACTCAGCCAGCTTTAACGCGGCTTCTCTTTCAGAACCACATTTAGGGAAATCCTTCATTTCCATGCTGGCCTTATATGTTCTGAATGCCAGGTCTCCGGTAATAACCAGCTCCTGATCAAGCACCGAGCGTTTATTCCGGTGTTGAACGTAATAGACAGATTCAGTCCGCATTTCTTCTCTGTCTTTTTTGAAGGAAATAAGCTCAGAGAAATCACTCATCGTCTTCTTCCTCGTACATTGAGCTATTCGGATCGCTCATCAGTTCTGCGCAGCAGTACTCACACACGTGAACTTCCAGCACATGCAGCTTCTGACCGCAGTTAGCGCACGTTAAAGCTCGCTCGACGCTTTCTTTCTGGTATTGAAGGGATTGGGATGGGCTAAGCATGGCTTTCACCATTAAAAAGTCGCTTGTAAGCATCAATGTCTCGTTTTGCTTCACCGAGCTTTCGTCTTAATTCCATGTTTTCTGATTCAAGCTTTTCCATGTCTTGCTGGTATCGATCGCGGTGTTCTTTCCATGCTTTTCGATACGCCTTCATGTATGTCGTATTGGCCTTTCTCTTTGCCTGACGAACTGCGTGGTGGTTTTTCACAAACCAGTCAGGGTCGTTAAATGCTGCTATGGCGCATGTATACCAATAATTTGTTGCCTCCCTGTTTAGCCAATAAATACTGATAAATGGCAACCGGATAGACACCATTTTTCGTTGTGACTCTTTCTCGCCAAACATGTGGCCTTTTTTGATGCTAAGTCCAAATCCAGGTTGAATTAAAAGCAT